ATATCCGCTGATGGCTATTGTTCCATGGTGTAGAAGGCTGGATATTTGTAAATCAATCGATCCGGCCTTGGCGGCGGATGTATCAGAATATCCCCGGATGTTATAAAGCTGATCGCGTAAATCGGATGGTGTAATATTTAATGGTCCTCCTCCTTGTAAATTGAACACAACATAATCGAGCGTAGCGTTATCCGGCGCCTGCATGTTGTAAATACTAGATGTGCCATGCAGCAGCGTGGTCAATGCTGTTCCCGTCGATAATTTGGTATATAGGGCTGCGTTTATGGCATTGGTTACGCTCATTTGAATAAATCCTTGAATAAATCGCCGATATTTTTAGCAACCTGTTCAACTGCCGGCACCATAAATGGCTGTGCTGCCATCTTATAAGTTCCTAATTCCTGATAAACTCCATATTCCACGCCATCATGTACCCAATAAAGCCCGTGGGATTTTTTCTCTGTTTCAATACTGTTTTTCAATGCACCGGTATCAACTGGCGCCATGGTCTTTGCTAATGTTTCCACATCAAAGGCGGCAGAATTTAATATATCATCAGTATTCACGTCAAGATTACGCGCTATTGCATCCAATTTAGATGTATCAAGCTTTATTTTCATTGGCATTATGTTTTCTCCAATATCACGCGCTTGCAAGTCAGCCAGCTGCCAGCATTCACACTCACCACGTTGTAAGTCACCGAATTGTGGACAATCTGATAATCCATAGTGATGGTGTACTTGTTGGGCAGCGTACCGGTGAATTCCTGGTAAGGTCTGAGACTATCGCCGCCAAGCTGCTCATAACCCTTATGCGGATCCAGCCTGAAGGGAACATTGGTATAAACTGTTCCGGCGGTAATCGCCACGCCGCCCATGCCATCGGGCGTCTCGGTCTTATTCAGCACCGTGCAGGTATCAGGCAGCACCAATCCCTCCAGGTCTGCTCTTAATCTAGACAATTCGCGGTCAGGAATGGCGCTCATGTGATATCACTCCTGAAAAGGCTGATGCTTTCCGGCTGGCGCATCCCCTCGTATTTGTTAGCCATCCTTTCGCAATGCTCAATGAGTTGGGAGCGGTTTGCCCGCATGCCATCCGTGGAGAAATCGTAAGCCTCGGCATAATAGCCAGCCTTGAATCTCCAGATATTAGCGGCGGCTGCATTGAGGTCATAGGAGCGACCATAGAGATAAACCGCCGAGCCGGTCGTATCGCTGTTGAATGTCACATGCCCGCGCCGGTAATCTATGCTGTATAAGGCTGTACCAAATATCGTACCGGCAGCATTTTCCAAATAGAATATCGAGGTCCCGCCTGTAGTCTGCTCGAAGTTCCCATATCCGGAGTGATATTCCTTGAATTGCACCGTGCCGTTGTTGTATGTCTCCACCGGCTCCAGCAATTCCCGGTAGAGTTCTGTGCGGCAGGTGTCGAGTTCTTCTTCCAGTTGCTTATCCGTCCAATAAGGAACCCCGGCAATGTCGAAGTCATTGGGGCCAGCATAAGTCATTTTTCGTAGGGAGGAAATGAGATCCGATAGCCCGCTCCTGGCTATGGCTGCTGGATAGTTGACAGTGAATGTAAGCCTGATTTCAGATTTCTCGCCGTTGGAGAATGTGGCGGTTGCATCCAGGAAATGAATGCCAGTTACGGTTAGTGGGCCTAATTGCACATAAACATAAGGTGATGATGCTGTTATGGTAAGGCTTGCCGCACTTCCGCTTGGGGGTGTATGGGTAGCCGTGCCCGATAAAACTGTTGCCCCCGATGGAATATCATCGGTAAAATCGAAAGTCCATTTGCGGATCTCGCCTGTTGATTGTTGAATTTTTGTGCTTGTATAAGTAGCCATAATCACTCATCTTCCGCTAATATTGATATGCGTTTTTTAGATGCAATTGCTTCGCGCCCATTGCTTCGGGTAGGCCAATCCCTGGCCAATATCGACTCTCTCATATCAGCTTTTATGGATATACGATTACCTATTCCGCTTTCTGGAATTGTGGCAGATAATCCATCTCCATATTGCAATTGATAACCGCCGTCTGGCACAATTGAGTAAACTGCAATGGCTGTGGAGGTATCGCCCGTCTGGAGCTGATAGCCGCCATAAGGCGTGACCAGTAAGCCGGATGAGGTCGTTCCAGTTGTTCCGTCGCCGTATTGCTCCTGATGCCCGCCTGCTGGCACCAGGTTATACGTCGTGGTTGCGGTGGTTGCATCTCCTGCCTGGCTCTGATACCCACCAAAAGGCGTGACGAGTGTTATGGTTGTAACTGCGCAGGCATCGCCCGACTGTATCTGGTATCCGCCCTGTGCGGAAACTTCGGTTATTCCGTAGGCTGTGCACACATCCCCTGATTGCAGTTGATACCCGCCAGCAGGAGTAACATTAATAATGCCTTTCTCGAAAATACAGGCATTGCCAAACTGCGTTTGATATCCTCCAGCCGGTGTGACTGAATATGTTGTTACAATGCTGCAGGCATCACCAAATTGTGTCTGATACCCACCATCGGGCGTGATGCTGTAATTGGCAATAATGGTAGGGCTTTCGCCTATTTGTAGCTGATACCCGCCTTCAAGGGTCAGGACATGAATTACGTTTGCAGCTGGGCTTTCACCGATCTGTAATTGATACCCACCAGATGGTGCAACTTGCGATGTGACGATAGAGGCTGTACATGGGTCACCCGCCTGGAGTTGATACCCACCTGCTGGAGTGACAACATAAATAATCGATGCAGTACAGGCATCTCCGGATTGAAGCTGATAACCGCCATAAGCCGTTACGTTTGTGGCTCCCCCGCCTTCACCAGCTGCTATCTGGGGAGCTTCTCCAATCGCACGCCTTCCTAATGCATCAAAAATCATTTATCGCATCCTAATACCATCTTGTTCTTTTCACTATGTAATACCCCATTTAGCCATAAGGTAAGCTTCCAAATCAGCGATATCCTCATCAGACATTGCAGACGAATAAATTCCTATTTCTGCGATATCCGCATTGCCATAATTGGCGGGATTGCCAGAAGTTATCCTCGATCCTACGGCAAGAATATTAGCATTCATCGCAGACACATACGAATATATATCTGTCGCCTCGCTCGCACCATTGTTGTGACCCATGGCATCGCCAGAGTTAAGTCTTATTGTTATTAATTGAGGGCTGGCATATTCGATAGGAAATAAATCAAAATCATGGTTGTATCTATATATCCCGAACATATTATTTGTTGCAGTGTTACTTAATATAACCATTCCATCAGTGCTGTTATAGTCTGTTCCTCCAGTCTTGGCTATTGATAAGAACCCATCATTATCTGTTGTCTGATCACGCACAAAGATAACAGCAAATACTGTTAGGTTTGTCAAAGATATGCCAGTGGCTAGTAGAACATCATTTGATCCATCAAACCTCACGCATGGCAATCCATTCAATCCATCAGTAATATACAGGGGTTGACTAGCCCCTGTGCCCTGTGCTAAATGTCGGTTGTTTCCTGACAAATCATTCCATTGTGAAACTGGGTCGCCATTATCCAATCCTGATATTGTTTGTGCGTCAAACCAATATTCAAGGTTTGCAAACGCCCCAATGCCGTCAGTGGTAGAAATTGCCCTTGAAAGCTTATACAAGAACCATGAAACCCCATCGCTTATACCAAGATAGGTGTTGGGCGTATCCTCTTGATCCTGCGTTAGTACACAATAACCCGCGCCAACGTTCTCAGCAGTATCAAATGCCGCCTCTAACTCAGCCTCTCTTGGCGGATTGGAAAACGCATAATCACCAACAAAATCAAGACCAATATCTTCCGCCAATGCTGTGATAAAAACGTGCGCTGATCCACTCAAATCAATCGCCGTGCCTGCTCCCGCCGTACTCATCAAAACAGTTCCGCGAGTCAATGTTGTGCCCGCAGTTCCATAAACGCCGCGCCCAGCCTCAGAAGCAGTGCCATCCCAAATACCATAGCTGATCTCATCCCCATCTTGAGCGCCAGCGCCAGCAAATGTCCTAAAACCTGTAACGGCTCCGCCCAAAGTAAGCGTGCCAGCAGTTCCAGAGGTGGCCGTGGTTTCTTTGGCGAGATTATAAAGTTTGGCCATTTATGCAATATCCCGTATCTCATCTACATCGAACGCGGCGGTAATCACCGTACCGCTTGCGGTCACGGCGGTGGGCGCAATCGTACCCACGGCATAAAGCGTGTCGACGTCATAGAATGCAATATGGTCAATCGTTCCGCTCGTGCCAACTACAATCGTTGCGCCACCCGCAGTAATCTTCCGGCCACTGGTATCGCCATCATCCAAGGTCCAGTCAGTAAATCCAACTGTGCCGAGGCCATAGGTACCAACCCCGGCAACGTCTGCCGGTTGGGCAGAACACACCGCGGCAAATACCGCGCTGCCAGAAATCAAACTGAGGGCGGCATCCATTACGAGATCATTGATATATTTAGCCATTTACTTTCTCCTTTTATTTTTTCCCCGGCGTATTTTTCCACCATACTTCTTATCCCATCTCTTTGCTATCTTGGGATGATGTATGTGCATATAAGCTCTTTGTTTTTTGCTTCTCCAGGGCATCTCACACCTTGAACTTCAAAAAATCATTTGCGCATTCAACGCGCATCATCGCCAATCTTTTCGCTATTGGGACAACTCCATGCCAGCCTTTCACTACTGGCTTCTCAACTTCATTCACATTCACCGTGGCATTGAAACTATCGTCAACCCGGTGGAAGATATCTTTATATTCATCTTTGGCAACCATCAGATTGAATTGCCCCTGCTCCGCCCATCTTGGAACGCCAGGATAGGAGTCATACCATTCCTGCACAAACTTCCATGCCCTCCCCTGGTTGCGCCAATAGGTCACGCCAATGTTGTAGTGTGGATCAATTGGATTCTTTGGATCTTTGAACCAGTCCGCATCATGCCAGCAGGCGCCAATCAACTTATCTTCCGGCAGTGCATCAACCAAATCCACATCAAAGTCCATAATCCCGGCATCGGCATCAATCCAAGCTATGAAGTCATAATTCAGCATCATCGCCAGGCGTATCAAATAAATCTTGTCCCATCCACCCTGTGGCCTCTCGGGAACGACGCTTCCGGTAATGTGCCAGTAATCGAAGTTGTGCGCCCGAGCATAGGCGGCGTGTCTCTGGTAGGTCAACCGCATCATTTCGTTATTGCAAGCAGAAAAAGCGGCATCAGCATATTGGTCGTGGGTCACTGTCATGGCTGCGCGTATGATTATCTTTCTCATAGCGCCGCCTCGATTT